GAGTTTTAACTCCGAAACAAATGATTGAAAACTTATTACCTATGATGAAAGAAGATCCAGATCTGGTAAGAGCAGTTATGAATCTAGCAAAGACTCCTAATGCAAACTTGAAAGCTTGGAGGATGTCTGGTTTTAAAGAAGGTGTTCCTGTCAAAGTCACTGTAAAAGAATTAGACAATGTTCCTAATTTACCTAATGGCGACCCCAACCCAAACTTTGGAAAACAAATAGATGTAGAACAAACTGTGATATCTATGGCACCAAATGCTGGTAAGAAAAAAATAATTAGAGCTTTTTATGATCAAGCAATCAAAGACTCATTTACAGGATTACCTGTAGCTAAGACATTTAATGATTACAAAAATTTAGCTAAGCTCTCTCCAGAAGAAGTTTATAAACAAGGTTATAAAAATAACTCAGACGTATACAGATTTAGAACAGTTGATTTTGATCCAAGAAAGTTTGCAGACAGTTTAGGTTTAAACAGCACTGATGGAAGAGCAGCATTAGAAGTAGCTTTAGAGGGCACGGGCACAAAAATAAAAGATATTGAAAGATTTTTAGAAGTAGCAGAAAAATCAGGTAGTTTCACAGTCACCGACCCATCCTCATTCGTTCAAAGACGTGTAACATTAGGAGGTTTTAGAAGTTTATTATTATTTGGTGGTGTGCAAGCTGGTGCAACAGCAGCAGGTTTTGGTCTACCGGTATTAATGGTGCCTTTACTATTAAGATATGGATCTGAGATTTTAACAGACCCAAAGGTGCTGAAAGCATTTTCAGAAGTTTTAGACCAAACAGGTCTTGATGTAGTAAAAAGATCGGGAGTTGCTAGGACTGTTGGTGAACCTGAAGATACAAAAAAGACATTAGAGCCCTTTACAATCTCTGAAAAAAATAAACAAATACTACTAGATTGGGCTGGTACAACATTGCCTACACAGGATGATTTAGATCAGCTAGATTTTGTAAACCAGGTAGAACAATCTTTGATAAGTTTAATGAAACAACCGCAAACACAAGTAGAGGCAAAACCTGCAAGAAATCAACAAATGGAAATGATGAGTAGAATGTTTGGTGCACGAGGCTATCTAACTGGTGAAGAGGCACAAATAAAACAACAAATAGAAGATAGATTACAACCACAATTTGATGCAAGTTTGGGGTCTACACCTGATGTATCATTACAACCCAATATGCAGGTACCGCTGCAAGCTAATGTCAGAAATCAGTTAGCCTTGGGAACTTTAGATGATGCTTTAGCTACACAAATGTTTAACAGAGGAATAGGTACATTATAATGAAACTTGATGGCGGCGTAGGATCAGTAATGGTTATGCCTTTAGGCATGAAAAATGGAGGTCCTGCAGAAAAATTATTAGCTGAGGGTCCACCAGAAGGACCAACACAATTCAAAGTGCCTGATGAAAGAATGATAACTAAAAGAGTTGAAAGAAATACTTTTCCAATACCAGTGCCTGATGACAAACCAATACCAAGTGAGCCAGATTTTGACACTGGATCACAAACATTCCCTGGACCAGGTCTTAAAATGGAGGAGTTTTTGTTTACAACTCCTACAATTAATCCTCAAGAGGCTTTACCAGTGTTACCATTTATGCCAAATCCAGCAATACCAAATCAAAGAAACCCTTTTATTGATGGATTTTTTGATCCAATGCCACAAAACACAGGTGGAGGAATAAGTGGTTTGATGGAAGCTAATATGTTGAAACCAGCAGGAATATTGACTATAACTAAGAGTTACGACATATGATTGAAATAACAGATTCACTTCGAGAGCAGGTACGTCACCATGAAGGTGTACGCACCGCAATGTATCTCGATAGTTTGGGAAAGGCCACGATCGGCATAGGCCACCTTATACTTCCGCATGAAAGAGAAAGATATGCAGAAGGTGTAGAGATTACCATGGAAGAGGTAGAAGAACTCTTCGATATCGACTTAAACAGAGCAGCAGCGGGAGCTGATGAGCTGATAGCTGAGAAGATTGGACACGATCTACCTCAGGTCATAGGTGAAGTCTTGGTCAACATGTGCTTTCAGCTAGGAAAAAATGGTGTCTCTAAGTTTAAAAACATGTTCAGATGCATGAAAGAAGGTGACTGGCAAGGTGCCGCTTTCCAAATGAAAGATAGTAGATGGCATAAACAAACCACGAACAGATGTGAAGAACTAGCATCTATCGTTGCAAACTACAAAGAAACGGAGTAGGATTAATTATGGTAATAGGAGTTATAGCTAAGGGCATAGGTAAATTAACTAAGCCTAAGAAAAAAGGTACACCTTTAAAAAGAAAAGGGCCTAAAACTATTGTAGGTTTCAAGCCTAAAGTAGGTCAAGATCGTGTTCCTGTAGTAGAGGATTTGACCACTACTGTTGATATTCCTTTACCAAAGGATTTTGACATACCTAAAAAATTAAGAAAGCCAATCTCAGAACTAGATAGGCGTAGAGCAATAGCTCGAAAAATAGATGCTCAAGATAGAACAAGAGTAATGTTAGACCCTGAAGCTAGAAAAGTTGCTAATAAATTTGCAGAGTTAAAAGGTAAGGGTAAATCTGACGCAGAAATAAAAAAAGCTTTGGAAAAATTTTCAAAGAAATTTAGGAGGAGAAAGTAATGGCATTAAAACCAATACCGAAAGGTAATAAAGGATTACCAAAATTACCTAAGAAAGTTAGAAACAAAATGGGTTTTATGAAAGACGGTGGTCTCGCAGAAGCTACTGCTAAGTTAAAAGCTCAAGGTTTAAAAGATGGCGGTCCTGTAAAAGGTATCGTAAGAGGCAAAGCTAGAGGTGGCGGAGCAGCTACTAAAGGTTTAGGTTACAACGTAAGGCCAAACTAATGGTTTTAGCTAAAACTATAAAACTCGGTATTCAAATAAAAGGCACTGGTAAAGCAGTAGGTAAGAAAACACCAAAAGAAAAAACAAGTCCTTTTTTAACGAAAGCACCTCAAGCAAAAACTGTTAAAGGCGATCCTAAACAAGATGTCGCTAAAGAGATAATGCAAGAAATCGCATTTTTTGGTGCACCCGCTGGAGCAGTTGGAATGAAATTAGATGAGGCCTCAAAAAAGAATAAAGGTAAAAAGATAAAAAAACCTAAAAAGAAAATACCTGGACTTAAAGGTAAAAAATAATGGCTGGACTTGTTGGCATAGCATTAAGAGGCTTTGGCAAAGCTTTAAAGCTTGCAAAAAAAAACAAAAAAGAAGCGGGCACAGGAGTAGTGATGGCTGCTCCTTTAGGAGATTTTGATTTTGGTGGACCGGGTCCTTTGGTAAGAAATCTTAAAAGAGTGATAAAAAAATCTAAGAAATCCAAGCCTTAAGCTCATCACCCATAACTTGACTGGCTATGTCAACCTTGTTTTTAAGAGCAAGTAAAATCTTTTCATCTACCGTTCCTTTACAAACAAAGTCAACATACGTCACTTTATTTTTCTGTCCTATTCTGTGTGCACGATCCTCACTTTGTAATCTTATCTCAAGATCATAATTGTTTGAAAAGTAGACAAC